CAAGAAACCCTGATAGTCACGATCAAACATACAACCAGTAGGAGTGATCGTTACGTTCTGTTGAGTCAGCTGATTACGAATTGAAAGATCATCAAGAACCTTTTCTTCAATAATCATTCCAATGGAATCTGTTACTTTGTAATCAACCAACGTACCATCATCATCAAACCGTTCACTATTTGCAAAACGAGCATACTGTCCTGTCAATGTTTCGGGACTGATGTTGTATTGCATGATCAAGTGAGGATACAGACTGTTCAAGTCAAAAGAGACGACCCAGTTATGTTTACCAACTTGAGGATCCTTAACATAAGCACCTTCGATCTGGCGTTGCTTATCAATCACTTTAGGATTCTCTACCACAATGTTCTTTTCCATTAGGTAGTTGTGAATGATTGTATCCCACATACGCACAGTAGCAAGAGTGTCGATGTAGTTAACTTTGCCGTCGTATGCAATTGCAAACACTTGCTCGATCAGTTTCAGTTTCTGATCCAAACGATACACCAAGTCCACATCTCGGATGTTATAGTTCATGTAGTTGCGAAAGTCGCCTTTGTAGAAGTCGTCTAGCGTCTCAAACCCAAGCTCAGTAAAGTCTAACTTACGCTCACCCAATTCAATGAATGCAATATGGTCGAGCTTGAAACTCTCTTGCTGCGAGAAGGAAAACTTCTTATACAGAGCCATGTAATCGAGAATTGTAATGCCAACCGGTTGCTCGAGGTTATAGGTCTTACCCATAATCTCAAACTCACGTGAGCTCATAATTCCCCATGGAGACAACTTCTTAACACTGTAGTCACCGAGCACACGACGGATGCGGTTAACAATATACGGCATGTCAAAGAACTCAACGTTCCATCCTGTAATGATGTCAGGGCTAAACTGTTTGGAACACCATACTTGGATAAACTGCTCCAACATATGAGCTTCACTCTCACAGTGGAAGTACTTAACGTTTGGTAGCTCTGGTTCGTAAGGATTCAGTCCAAATGAAACCACTTGGTCATTCTTACGGAGTGTGATGGCAGTGATCAGTTTGTTTGCTGTTTCGATATCTGGGAATCCGTCATCAGAGGCGGTCTCAATATCGATTGTAACTACAGAGATCTTCGTGACATCATATTGAATCTCGCCTTTGTACTTGTCGTTGATGAACGTATAGCCAAAGTTAGTCAAACCATAGATGGGAAAGTTGTTAACTTCTTTGTAACGGTTAACGTAATCACGAGCCTCACGCATCGATTCAAAATCGATACGCTTGACTGGCTGACCTTTCAGGGTCTTGTATGGTGTGTTGCTGTCATGTGAAGGGACGAAGAGGTATGGCTTATAAGGAACAGCAAGTTGGATCTTCTCACCATCTTCTACACCCCTAAGCAATACCTCATTGCCGCGAATGTGGATATTCGTATAAAAATTCATGTAACCCTTGTAATGAAGGGGTATTGTACCACAACCAATAGAATAAATCTACTTACTTAAATGAAGATGCGATTTGGATTCCTGATCCAAAAATCCGATTGTAATTGTTAATCAAGTCAACAGAAGGTGTGAAGGATGTAACAATTTTATCCTTTTTAATTTTGAATTTGCTTTCTTCGCTAAATGGAATCCAAGGAAGTAATCCAATACTCATAGAGTTTGGAGCACCACCCTGGCTTGGCATCATAGCAACTTGTGCTGGATCTTCAATAGTAATAAAATCAGTATGGTCATCAAGACCAGTAATTGAACCAATCAAATCTGTACCATTAACTAACTGGATACCCATAATATAAGACATAAATTTTCCTTAAATTAATACCATCTCATTAAATGAGGATGCTTTTTTAAATGACGAGCTCTAGCTTCACCCATTTCAATCATCAAGTCAACAAATCTTTTTAATAGTTTCATATCATACCTCTTCTAACTAAGCTCTCTTGTCTTTTTTCTAGATCAAAGAGATCAGTACTTTCAGAAAGATATGCTTCAATCTCATTTTTGTACGATGGAGTGAAGGCATTATTCACCCAAGTCCAAAAATCAGATAATTTCGGAGCATGTACTCCGCCTAGTGCTTCTAATTCGTGCATGTTTCTACCCATATGTCTTTTGAACAAAATAATAGCCAGCACCTTGGGATGCTGGCTGCTTGGTTTACAGGTTACGTTCGTCTTCTTCTAGAAGCAACTCACCCATTGGTTTGACCTTTTGCTTTTTGGCTCCGGCCTCTTTTACTTCGATCTTCTTTGGTTTCTTGTGATCAGGAATAATTCTTTCCAAAAACACTTGAAGCATACCATTGAACATCTCTGCATTCTTTACTTCGATTTGATCTTCTAATGCAAATGTGCGAGTAAATGCACGGTTTGCAATTCCTTTGAACAGAAAGTTATCATCTTGCTCACCATTTTGAACATTGCCTTTAATAACCATCTTACTATCAGCAAGCTCAATCTCAATGTCTTGCTTAGCAAAACCAGCAACTGCCAACTCAATTACATAAGTTGTGTCACCAGTCTTTTTAATGTTGTAGGGTGGATAGTTAGGAATGTTCTTAGTCACATCATCATGTAGTCTTGCAAGACGATTAAATTGATCGTCAAATCCAACAAAGAACTTATCCATGTCTTTGAAAGCAGGTACAGAAAAAATAGTAGTCATAATATATCTCCAATCACTTAGCTGTAAACACTTTTGAAACTAAAGTTTCTGCTGCGGCACCAGTCACGTCCCAATATGTTTTGGCAATTTGTTTAGTAAACAAAGTCTGTGCATCTACAAATTGTTGGAGAGGTTTTTTTACAGATTCGTCTTGGACGAATTGATTAAGCCAGGAAGTTTTTCCTGATTGAATGGCATCGATAGCCATGTTTGCGTAAAATAGCATAATTGCTCCTTGTTAAGCGAGTTAAATAAAAACTAACCCCGAAGGCATTAGTGGTAGTTTTAACTAGGGTACCAGCCTAGTTCCCATCCCGAGTGAGATGTAGGTATTTATATCATTCCATCAACACGTAGTCGCTTTTTGACACACCACACTCAGGACAGTTAACTTCATCAGGTAAGCTAAGCCAATCAGCTTCTGAAAGCGTGTGGCCACAAACAATACAAACGTAAACCTTTTCAGACATTATAGTGCCTCCAATACTTTTGTGTATGCAGCAGCGTGACGTTCTTCAACTTTCTTCAAAGCTGCAAAACGTTTTTCTGCTAAAGCTAAGACCTTCTTGAATTGCTCTGCATGTTCTTTAGATTCATCGATTTGTTCTTGAAACTCTTTACTTGCATAAGATAAGCCTTCACCGTATGCTTGATTTTTAAATTCAGGATACATTGTAGTAAACTCATATGTTTCACCTTCGATTGCTTTTTGCAAACACTCTTTCGTTGTTGGCTTACCTATCAACAATTCCAAGTGACCCCAAGCATGCTTGATCTCTTGATTAGCAGTTTCTTCAAAATGTTTTGCTACGTCTTCAAAACCCTCTTCACGAGCGATCTTTGCAAAGTAGCGATACTTAACGTGGGCCATTGACTCACCAGCCAAAGCCTTTTCCAAATTGTGTAAAGTTGCAGACATTCTCTTCCTTTCAAAAAGTCTCTATATTATCTATCAAGTCAAAACCAAATTCCTAATTGATTTAATTAATCACAACGATTAGATTTCTAGAATCTTTGTAATATCAAAACCTGTATTATCCTCATGCCCTTCGTATCCACGAGGGTTGCAAACTATACGAGTTGTTCCAATTAAATAATCAAATACGTGATGAGTGTGACCATGAGTCCAAAGCTTGATTTGAGGATGATCAAGAATGAACTCAGATAGATCAGAGCTGTATGCACCATTCATAATGTATTCTTTTTGATACTGTGGTTTAGTTGACAACTTGCTTGGAGCATGATGCCCAACAACAACATACTTTCCTGTTGGATTAGCTTCAATGGTTTTCTTAATAAACGCAAGCATATCTTTATGTTCAACAACAGAACCCATAGCAGAGAATCTACCAGTTCGTGTATGAAAGTTACCATCAGTATCTTTATAGTGAACTGGCTCTCGAGAGTCATTAATAATACGGTAGTCATTCATCACACCACGAATGTGTGCCATTGTCATTGGATCCTCTTTGTTCATGTTGGTCCAAAGAGTCCCACAAATAAAAGTCACACCATCAATGATAACAGATTCCTTTTCAAGAATATGCAAGTTAACAAGGTAACCTAAACGTTCTTTAAGAATGTTAAATGTGGTTGCAAAGTCTCCATGATAGTGTTCATGGTTACCCATAATATAAATCACATGCTTGAAACGAGCACAACACTCTTGGAAGAATGTATGGATTGTTGCAGACCTGCCAAATCTATCAAAGACATCAACATCATTCAAGGCTTTGAGGTCAGCAGCAACACAAATGTCACCAGACAACACAAGAACGTCTGCTCCATGGTTATCAAACGAAATAGGTCCAAACTCTAAATGGACATCACTGGCTAATTGAATTTTCATGATCGGTGTGCAAAAAATACGTCTTTAGTTACTTCTGCAAGAGCAATGTTACCTTTGTATTTTGAAAGGTTATCTACAGCTCGAGCAGGGGTTTCGAAAACAGCAACAGTCTTAGGACTTGCTTTAGTGGGCTCATGGATAGAGCGTAAGTAAGAAAATGCTTGCATGGCATTGGCAAAGCTCTTAAGCTCACCATTACCATCCTCTAACAATACAAACGATTCGTCTGTATACTCACCGATAGCTATAGAGCGGTCTCGTTTAAAAAATAAAACTTCGCTGGGATTCGTCTTGCTGAATTTGTGAGTTAGGATCATGATGAATATAGTTAAGTAGTATGCCTGCTTCTGCAAGCATTGTAATTGCTACATCACTATTATCCTGTGGCCTCGCTTCTGAGGTCAACATTACAATTCGTTTCACACCCTTTTGAATAATGGACTTAACACATTCGTTGCAAGGAGGAAGTGTAACGTATAAAGTTGATCCACGCGTGTCTGCAAAACAGTTGTCCAAAGCATTGCGCTCCGCGTGAGCAACAAACATTAGTTTGGTCTGTCTATCTTCGTACCTTGTAAGTAAATCAAATACTCCACGTGGAAAGCCATTATAACCAACACTAAGAACTTGTTTGGTCTCATTGACCAATACTGCACCCACTTTGGTTCTTGGATCTTTTGACCATGTAGCTACATGCTGCGCTAGACCAATAAAACGTTCATCCCAAACATTGTTCATTAAAGTTTCCGACCAATATTATATTTTGCAACAAGCTCCCACTCATCTCTGTCTTTGTAAGGTAAAATCTTGATCTGCGACAGCGGTGTGCGAGGCTCTTGTGATTTTTCAACAACTACTAACTTCAGCAGTCCCCATTCTGACAAAAGGTTCACTATGGTGTTTCGTCTTCCAACATCTTCCTCAGAAAAATTAGAAGGCTTACCATCAAGAGCAAACAGCTCTTTAAAGTGAACGATATAGTATTTTCCCTGTTTATGTAAGATATGACAAGACTGATAAAGTTTTCGGTCTTTCTTTGATGCCACACCAATTCGAGTCAAGGTCTCTTTAATCTTCAAAAAATCTTCCTCACTAGGAAGAGTCACCTCTATGAGGCTGTCGATCACATTCATTATTTCCACCCTTAGCAAGTTTATTTTTTATTATAGTCAATTGCTCACCAG